TTGCCGTAGTCGTATGAGATTTGCTGCCGTTCGAAGTTGGCTTTGATAGCCGGATCGGTCGCCAACTGCTCTTGAAGCGAATATTGGTTCTGTTGCTCCGCACCCATCTGCTTATCGAATGTCGCTAGCTGGTTCGGCCCGCGATCCTTCGGCCCCTTAGGCGTCTTCAACGGCGGGAGCGTGCTGGTCGGCGTCGGGGTGGGCTTGGCGTCGGGCTGCGGAACATCGGCCGCAAGGATCGCTTTGCGTTGAAGCAACAGGCTATTGCGTTGTTGATTGTAGAGCTTGCTGCCTACGGCGGGTCCGTTGCTGCCGCCATCGAGGCTGCGGATTTGGTCCGTATTGCGATCGAGCAGCATCGAACGCCCTTGCGCGCTGCCCATGAGCCCGGCCGCGTCGCCCGAAAGCTGCGCGCCGGTGTCGCCACCCGTCACTAGATTTTTGAGGCGCACAAGATCGGGATTGTTGAGGTCGAAAAGCGCGCCTTGGTTGATCTTCGTGGAAGCGAAGTTTGCCGCTGCCGACGTGAGCTTGATCAGCGCGTCGGCAAGGTTTTCGATCTGCGTGGCATTCTGTCCGATGACGTTAGCCCAATCGGCAGACAGCACGCCCTTCAACGCCGTGATCTTATGCTCCGCGTTCACCGCGCCATCGATCACCGATCCATCGAGCACGACGCCGAGTTGTTCGGCCTGCTCCGCCAACTTCCCGAAGCCGTCACCCGCAAGGGATTCCAGCACGGGGAGCAATGAGAGCGCGCCCTTGCCGAAGACGGCAACGATGTCCGCCGCCTTCTGTGACTGCGTAGGCACCTTTTCGAGACCGTCCGCCAACTGGAGGATCGCGGTAGTGGTGTCGGTGCTCGTGACGCCAAGGTCTTTCAGCGTTTTGAGCGTCTGTTGATTGGCGTTGCCGCCCTTACCCAAACTGATCGTAAACTTTTCGAGCGCGGCGGTCGCCGTGTCCGTGCTGACACCGGCTTGCCCTGCGGCGAAGGTGAATTGCTGAACGAAGGTAGTGGTGGTGCCGGTGGCTTCGGAGACCTTTTTGATTGCCTCCGAATATTCGAGCGCGGATTGAACCTTCTCGGCGAGGAAGTCGATCGCGAACGCAGCCGCGAGACCTTCCGCTGCCTCTTGGACGGTCGAGATTTCTTCGCGAATGCCGACAAGGGACTCTTGGATGCCGCTCGCGGCTTCGGCGGTCGCAACCTGCGCCTGCCTCATTCCAGAAAGGAACGAAGAGGATTCGAGCAAAAGATCAATATTGAGAGAGCCGATGTTAGCCATACGGTATTTATGAACCGCCGCTCAATCGCCGCTCGAAGTAGGCTTCAATCTTGGCGTCGAGTGCCGATAGTCTGTCGGTGCGCGCACGCTCGATTGCTTCGAGACGCGCGGTCTCTTCGGGATCGCGATCGAAGAACACGAGCGACTTTTCGATGCGTTCGGTTGAGTTGGTGCGGTGGATGACATCGCAGAGCACTTGGAAGCGGCTATCGTCCGCCTGCGATCCCCACGGTTCGAGGTTATAGAACGCGATCCAATCTTGATATTCGTCGGGGCTCACCGTCGCGCTAAGCTCGGCGACCGTTCGGCCGAGCGCGAGCGCGAGACGATGAGCGAACCGGCGTTCGTCGTTTAGTCTGAGCTTTTTTTAGATCGGACGTCGGAAGAACGCTATTGAGCTTCAAAAAGCCCTGATAGAGCCGAACAAGGGTCGGATAGGCCAGCGCCTTGAAGCGGTCGTAGTCTGCGAGCGTGAAGAGCAGTGCTCCCTTTTCATCGACGATGGCGTGGATGAGGTAGAAGATTACATCGTCGTATTCTTCAACACGATCAACGCCCGTGCGTTCGCCTTCGGGAAACTCTTGGTCGGCAGCGAACGCCTTCACTTTTGCTTCGTGGGCGCGAAGCGCGTCGAGCATTTCGAGGCGTGCTTCCACCGTCAAGGTGCGGAGACGGACATCACCGCCCCACTCTTCGACGTTGATGTCGAGAGTGGGCAGCTTCGCCGCGAAGACCTGCTTTCGATTGACCAAGCCCATGACTTAGCTCGCGGCAGTCTTGGTAACCGCGCCAGTGATCTCGGCGGTCGCAGAGACGGTGACGATCTTATCTACGGAGCCGGTCTTCTCGAAGGTTTGAACGAAAGCGTCAAACGCATACTTGGTGCCCGACGTGAGCGTGATGATGAAGTGAGCAACCGTGCCAGCCGAACGCGCTGTTTCCATTGCGACCTGCCCCGGATCGGCTTCGATGTAGTTGAGGCTGAACTTAGCCGTGCCTTCGTCGGTGAGACCAAGAGCCTTCTGCTTCGCCACGCTCGAAAGATCAGACGTGTCGATGATGCTTGCGGTTCCGCTGCCAACGCCGCTGAAATCGGTGAAACCATTGACGGGGATCGGGGAGCCCGAAGCTACGGTGATGGAAAGGGTCGTGCCTTTCGAAAGGATAGTCGTCATTTTATCTCCTGCTGGAATAGGACGGCGCTATTCCAGCGCCACATTCCTATTTATCTCGCAGAAGAGATCAGCCGATCAGTCGAGATTGACGTAAATCTCGAAGTTCAACATTGTCCGATAGAGCGTGCTTTCCGTAGTATTGTCTATCGTGTCATGCTCGCCCGTCCATGAAACCGACTGGACTTCATCATCTACCCACACTTCGAGATTTTCGCGGATCGTCTCCGCGAGCGTTTTGGCGGCGAGGTAGGTGTAGTCATAACAATCGACTTGAAGCCATAGCTTGGCGTTCGCAGTGATACCAACTGAGAGGTCATCCACGGGCACCGTGTCGGATCGATTGTAGAGCACCGCAGGCATCCAAGTGGCGGCATTCTCTGGCGTCTTTTTCGGCGCGACAAGCGGGTAGAGGTTGGTGATGATCGGCGCGAGGCGCGCGACAAGCGATGTTTCGAGCATTTGATATTTAGACGCCGCGCTTCGTGAGCAGGTTGCCGAGCGTCACGCCAACCGTGTCGATGACCGATTGCCCGACATCGTTGAGGGCGTTCAGGAAGAACGGGGATGGCGCGTTGTGAATTGATCCAAACTCAACCCACGAGGCTTGGAACGCCTTGCCGTTATGGACGGCTACCGACACGCTGCCCGCGCCGGTCTTCACCTTGGTGACGGTAATCTGGTCCACGATCTTGTGGTGCGTGATCGTCTTGTCGCCACGCTTCTCGATCGTGCCTTCGGGCGTCGGACCAACCGGAGCCGCAGCCGGTGGCGGCATGATATTGACGGCTTGTTTGAGCTTGTCGGCTTCGGGATCGTTGGAAGGATCGTAGCCTTCGGCGGTGCGAGCCTCGTTCTGCGTGAAGATGCCCGCCGAGACGCCAGCGACCCAATACGCCATGCGCTCCGCAGCGGTGGTGCCGTTCAATACCGCACGATGATCGAGCGAGACCGTGAAGCCCGCCGCGCGTTCCTTCGGGGTGAAGAGCGCTTGGTTCGCCGACTGGACGAAGCGGCTTTGCCACTGCTGATCGGTGTCGAACTGGTGGGCGATGTGCGCCTGCTCGACGCTGGCGTAGCTCTGCGATCCAAGAGATTGGAAAACCTTGGTGGGCGAGACGCGGAAGTAGCGGCAGATTTCCTCGATCTGGAAACGGCGGCTTTCAATCCACTGCGCATCGTTGGCGGTGGACGAAAGCGGCGTGTATCCCACCGGGCCGGTGAGGAAGAGCGTCTTGTGAGCGTTGCCCACACCCTGCCGCTGCGTCTTCCACTGATCTGCCAATTCCATCGCGTTTTCGGGCGAAAGTGTCGTGCCATCCTTCGGCGCGACGATGCCACCCGGCTGCGCGCCATTCTTGAAGAGGTTCGCGCCATAGGTTTCGTTGGCGTTCGCCAAATCGATAGCCGACCGCGCTTCGCTGGTGGTTTTCTGCCCCTGATAGGTGAGCCAACCCGGCCCTTTGAGGTGCCACATATTGGCGGCGGCGACGGGCTGGCCGAAGAGGTAATATTGAACCGGGTTGAACAACCGCGATGGGTCCACGGACATCGAGACCATGCCGGGATCGCAGGGCAGCAACTCCAAAATCTCGGCGGTGCGCGGGCTGCGGACGATGTAGACGTAACAGTTGCCGTGGAGCGCAAGGTGGAAGCCGAGGAACTCCCTAAAACCGTAAGCCGTCTGACGTTCGTTCGGCGCGGCGTTGAGCAGCGGGAAGAGCGGATGGTTGACAGCGAGCTTGCGACCGTTGCCTACTGTCTGGCGGACGAAGCATTCGGGGAGCGCGAGCCCTTCTGCGATCACGCGGGCGCAAGCGTAGACGACGGAGTTGATGAAATCTGCGTCGGTGCCCGCCATCGCCTGCTCGACAGCCTTGGAAATATCCTGCGCAGAGTGGATCGGTACGTTGCTG